CAAAAATATTAATATCACTTCCACCTGAATATGGTGTTACTTGAGTTTCGCAAATTACTGAGGCATCATAAAAACTTTGTAAATCTATTTCTGAATCTTGTAATCCTTTTCCATATCTTGTGTCTGTTAAATAATCTAATAGACACCATGCTGGATTAGTTGAGTAAGTTGGAGATTGTACAGATAAATTTTCTTGAAGAATAGTTTGTCCACTACTAACTGCTTGTGCAGTTGTTCCATTTACACCTCTAGTTACTGTTGTTAAACCTTGATAATTTTTTGAATTAGTTTCATTCGGTAAAAAACCTGTAACATTTGAAGAAGGTTCAAATTGTGGTGACCAAATTAAAATTCCATCAGTTGTATTACCTGCAAAAGAAAAAGTAGAAGAATCCGAACCTACACCAATAAAAACATTGTTATTAGAAGTAGGGTTTGGGGTTGTTAGTGTCATAGAACATCTAAACCAACCATTACCTACATCTTGTATATTTGCAGTTCCACCAGATGGAACTGATACTACACTGCCAGAGTTTAAATCAAAAGTTGCAACAGTATTGAGAGGAACTTGAACAGTTAAAGATAAACCTGTATAGCCATTTTGTTTTGCATAAACACTAAAAGTGTATTCAGTGCTACTAGATAAAGGCAAAGATGTTTGATCAATTCTATGATTATTATTATCTATAGTAGGAACTATTGAAGTTGCTGTATTTGTTCCATCTGGTGCTGTTCCAGCATTTAAAGTTTTTGTAGTTCTTCTCAAAATCCATGCAAGGGTAAAATCAGTGTATCTTAAATGTTGTGTAGTAATTGTATCAAAACTCACAACCTCATTAGTTGATTCAATCTCCGCAACAACACTTGTTGAAAAATTAGTAGTACTTGCAACAGGAATGTAATTCTGTGTTGCAGTTATGTTTTCAGATAACGTAGTGTCAACACTCTGTAAAGCTGATCTTGAAGCTTGTACATCAGTTTTATAACCCATAAACTATCCATTCTGTCCAATTAAATTGGGTCCTGAATATTTGTCAGTAAACAAAGTGTAAGCAGTTACATTTGTTTTTGTCTTACAAAAAATTCCTGCAGGAAATAAAATTCCATCTTCAGGAAAATTTAATGTGTAAACATCTCCAGTTGGAACATCTACTTGAAGTAAAGTTGTTCCAGAGTTAGAAGTAGTAGTAAGCTCTAACACTCCTGCCCCACCTCCATCAGATGCTACAGAAATTGCTCTCAACCTTATTGGATTAGCAATAATAGCTGAAGCTCCTGCTGCCGCTGAAGATCTAGTAGCTTGTATGTCACCTTTTGAGGCCATAAATTTTCTCCTTTAGTTGAAGCTCCCGAAGGAGCTTCGTTAATTTAATTATGCAGTTGTTGAAATGTCTGCACCGTCTTGAACTCTTTTCCAAGTAGTTCCATCAGAAAATGCATAAGTAGCTGCATTTGAAAAACCGTTTGCAACATAAATCATTGCACCTTCGTTAACTGTAGCTACTAAAGTTTCACCTGATCTTGTGCCAGATGCAATAGTTACTGTTGACGCGTTAGTAACAGTCCAAGCAACGTTTCCACCTTGTTGTGTATCACCTGCGTTTACGTTAGCTCCGCCAATAAATCCATTAAGGGAAGTTACTGGACCTGTAAAAGTTGTGTTAGCCATAATATTATTCTCCTAGTTTATTCAATGTAGTCTCTAGGCCGTCCGCTGAATCGGTCTACATCAAATGTTAATTATTTCAGTTATTCTATTATACATAAAAAAAGGGACGATGTGAACACCGTCCCTTTTAAGTAATACCGCTAGGTATTTAATCTAAACGATTAAGATTAGCTTGTTGGTAAGTTTCCGTTACCGAACACTGCTCTAGGGTCAGACCAACCGAAGCTGTATCTTTCTCTAGCTTTAAATCTTACGTTACCTGTATCGAAGTCACCTTCCATCGCAGTCTTGATAGGCGATCTAACGAAATGTTTAAATCCGTTAGGCGTATCAGTAAGAATAAAGAATGAATCTGTGTCAGTTAAAAAGTTATTAACTCTGTAACCTTCAGGAATCATCCCCATATTCGCAATTGCGTTGATGTCATTGTCAGCTGTGCCAACTCTTTGAGGTGATTTCATTAGTCTTTCAGCAGTGAATTGTAATTCTTTTGGAATTATCATTTTTCTGCCAGAAAGAGCAATTTTTAAACCTCTTTCATCAACGAAACCTGCAATGTCAATCAAAGATTGCTCAAGTGATGTTTCGTTCAAGTCAGCAGCAGTAGCTAGTACGTTAGAAAACGTTCCGCCAGTTGCTAACGGGTGAGAGCTATTAATCAAAGACACACCATCACCGCCGATAGCAGTAATAATTTGTGCATTGTTTAAAACAGCAGCCGCTTTGACTTGTTTTGTGTTAGACATAGATCTTGCAAGTGCTCTAGTATATCTAGCTGCAAGTCTGTCATACAGATTGTCCTCAATAGCTTCTTCAGTGATAGAGAATGCTAATGCGATTGTGTCGTGTGTGTATCTAGCTGTAAAAGTCTCTTGAGCTTGATCGAACACTACTCCAGCACCTTCTTGTTTAACTGGTGCTGAACCGAAACCGCTTAACATTACTTCTTCTTCAAAAGCTCTGTCAGACGCCTCAGCAGGGAAAATTTCCGCGTGCTGATTTTCGTATCTGTTGTACTCCAGGCCGAATAAAGCATTCAAACCCGGCTCTAGTTCTTTAACTAGTTGTGATCGTGATATTGCCATGTTTTATCTCCTTATGCTATACCTGTACCACTTCTGTAGAAGTGATTGTTGATTCTAACTAGAATATTAGCGTTAGCTGAACTAGTATCAGAGTTATCAGGATCTTGTGAAATATCAATTGCTTGCACAACGAATGTTCCTGTAGTTCCTGAAGTAGCTACTGCTAGTTGCTGTAACGAATTTCCAGTTTTTGTATTTCCACTAACTGCTGTTAGTGTGTAGTTGTTAAACAGATCTGCTCTTGCGAACGTTGCATCAGCATCAACCAAAAATACTGCATCAGGATCATCAACAACAAACGCTGTAATATCGCTTGCTGCTACTCCACCTGGGTAGTAGTTTTTAAAGGTCGGCTTTTGCGTAGTAGGATCTGTATAAAACACTCCATTGAAAACACCCACAACAGCTGTAGACGTATTACCAGGATATCTTTCAACATTTCCGCCAGTAACTGGAATTACCATGTCACCTTGGAAAATTGCTGTAGCATATCCACTAGCAATAGTGTATCTGTTTTGAGCGCCAACTAATGGTGTACCGTCTAGTTTTCTGTAAGGTCTAAGACCGAACTTTTCTACTTGGTTTGACATTATGTTTTTCTCCTATTATGTTTATTTATATTAGCCGCCTTGGGTAGTTATCGTTAAGAAATTATTTCTTCGAATTACCGCCAAAGGTTACTCGAGATTGCCTATCAATATTGATTGGCATCCCTGGTTGCTGCTCCTTCATAAGATCGTTATCGACAGCGGTCATTTGGTCTTGAGTAATTTTATTAAAATACTCTGCGCGCGATTTCAAAATCTCTTCTGGTATCCTTGCCAGCACAAGGCCACCAATTCCAATGCATCCATCATATTGACCTGACTTAATCACAGGATACATTCCTAAGCTTGGGTTAGAAAGAACTTCATCTGCTCTTACAAACTCCCAACCTTCTCTAAGTTTTTTAGTTACGTTAGCCGTATCCTCAAACCCAGTCACAGATGTTCTTATCCATCTATGTGCGTATCCCTGCGGTGCAGGTGGTGCATCCAAACTGGACGGTGGAGCCCAAGCAGTTTTTTTCATATTTTCTTTTCTGCTGTCTGACTCGCGTGAGGTTCTTTTTATAGTATTATCCATTTGCATTCTCCTTCACGTATTTTGCGTATTCCTCTAGTGGCACCCCTAATTTTTTAGCGATAGCTATTTGTGAACGAGTGAGTTTCACTGATCGGCGTCCGTTTTGGTTTCTTTGTGCAGAAGCCACAGTCTGGACGATTTTCTTTGGCTCCTGACGATTAAACTTATGAGGGAAATTATCCTTCATAGTTTTATCAATTTCATTATAATACTCCTCACTCTCTACGTCAAACCCCTGCTCTACAAGATCTTGGTGAACTTGAAAAGCAACGCTTGTCATAATTTTATCAGAACCAAACCATTCGTTCTTTTCAGCCCATTGTGAGGCTTTTCTAGAAGGTTCTGTATAAGTAGGATTTTGAGGTGCTTGAGTAACTTGCTCTTGTTGAGAAACTTCTCTTGTTTTTCTTTCAGCTTCTCTCTCCTCTTCTTCAGCTGCAGTCATTTTAGCTTTTTCTGCTTCAATGGCTAACTTAGCTATTAAAGAATTAGCGTCAGCAATTTTATCTGCATCCTGGTCAGCAATAGCATCTCTTAAAGTTTGCTTTGCTTTTTCCTGTTCTGCATTTACTCTAGCTGAGTATTGTTCAACATAACTTTTACTAGTCTTATTATATTTTTTCTCTGAAACATCTAATTTAGATTGAATAGATTTAGCATATTCTAAAGCTGCTTTTTCTCTTCTTTCAGATTCTCTAATTTTAAAAGTTAGTTTATCAATTCTTCTTTTTACTTTTTCAGAAACGTCTGATAAGTCATCAACTTTAACTTTATCTTCTTTTTCTTCAACTTTAATGCCTTCAATTCCATCAGCTTTAGGTTCTGTATATCCTAAGTCAACTTCTTCTCTTGGCTCTCTTTCATTCGACTCAACTTCTTCTTGTTTTTCAACTTGAATCGATTGTTCTTCAATACCATCGGTATCTAGTTCTACCTCTTTGGAGGTATTATTATCTTTTTGATAATCACTTTTTTCTAACATTTGTAGCTCCTGTTTTTGCGTATGTATTAATATTGATGATGTATATCCTCCGGATCTTTGATCTTAGCAATAATTTCATCATCGTTTAGAAGACGAACTTCTCCGCCATCTATCTTAAATCTAGAACCTGCATATCTTCCGAAAATTACCCAATCACCTTTTTCACACCAAGGTCCATTTGGAAATTTTTCTTTGTCTTTGTAAGCTAGATCACCAACTTTCAATACGTATGCACATACGGTTGTCATCTGTATTGTTTCGCTAGTTGTTTCTGTTAACAGAATTCCACCTTTAGTTTTTTTAGGTCCTGCGTAAGGCAGTACTAAAAGTCTCCAACCTGTTGGGTTAGGAAGTTTTTCTAAAAGGGAAGTGTTTTTAGATACTTCATCAGCATCTAATCTTGTTTCTTTGATTTCTTCTTTTGTTTTATAAGCATCAAGTAATGCTGTTTTAACCTTCGGGGTCTCTCCCGAAGTTGTTGAGTTCGCCGTCATTTAATCGCTCCTGTTTAAGCTGCAGGTCTTTAAGATCCTGAAGCAAAGACTCTAGGCCTTTGATTTGTCCTCTAATATAGTGAAGTTGCTCTAAATTGTCAACCTGGTGCACTATAGTGTTCTTTAGCGATTCAATTCTTTTCTCGGCCACTCTACGAACTACTCCGTAATCAAGACCGATTGTATCAGCGTCATCCATAAAAGATTTCTATAGTATTTATTTGATGTTGTAAATAGATTTAATTTTACCTTGAGCCAAAAGTTTTTTAAGATCACCTTTAGTCATTTTCTTTAATTCATTTTCTAATAACAAAGGTTTTTCTTGTCTTTTAGCTGTAAATAATTTTTTAATCCAATTCCACATTAGCTTTTACTTCCTCTTAATTAAATCTGTTGCTTTAAGTCCATACACACTCGCTATAACGCCTACAAAAATTGTCTGATACCAAAATGGAAGTTGTGAAAAATACTCAAAGAATAATTTCATCTTTTCCATAGCTGCTGGGTCATCAGAAAATACTGCCCACGCCAAAAGTACGATCGGAGCCGAGAGCAATAATAAAATAAATTCGTCCTTCCAGTCCGAATCTCT